CCGTTCCCCCGTTACCAGTACTAGAACTACCAGACCCCACGCCAGCACCACCGCCAGAGCCCCCAGAACCACCATTAGGGGTTCCGGAGTTTGAATAGTTAACTCCACCGCCGCCGCCATTTACACTACTCCCAAATGCAGACGTAGTTCCGCCTGTTCTTCCAGAAGGCGCAGCCCCATCTCCTATCACTACTTCGTAACTAGTTGCTGGTCTTAGAGTTACTTTTATTGTTTTTGTATAACCACCACCGCCGCCACCGGTTCCTGTCGAAGTATTGTTTCCATAACCACCAGAGCCTCCACCCCCTACTAGGAATACATCAGCATCAAATTGCCTAAGTACAGTTAACGTGCCAGAGGACAAAAGTTCAAGCACATCATCTTCCTGCCTATAATTAGAAGCACCTGTATATGTAAATTCGAAGTAGGTGCCTCCTCCAATGCCCCCACCCGCCATAAGCGGTTTACCGACAATATTGCTCATATAAACCTCCGTTCCCGACCTCCGAAACGGAGGCCGTGTTTATTCTTTGTGTAGTCTTATGCACACGATGCCGCTGCCACCGGCAAAAGAAGCGCGAGACGAACCGCCACCAGTAGCCCCACCGCCGCCGCCTGTATTTGCTTGCCCAGCAGAGTTTGATGCACCGCCACCACCGTCTACACCGCTTGAAGCTCCACCACTCCACGTGGCTGTTCCTCCACCGGCATACAGTTTCCCAGCCAATTCGCCAAATTCGCGGGTCGTGGTACCTTGCCCTGTCCCGGCGATTGCGTTTGAATCTTGCCCAAGATTTCCATTTGCCCCATTGGTGCCACCTTTGGCAGATGCACCTCCGCCAGAGCCCCCATTTCCTCCATCCGACCTTGTCCCACCGTTGCGATACTGTCTCCGGCCGCCTTGTCCTCCGTTTACCACTAAGTTTCCAAACGTTGTATTACCGCCAGACGGCGCATAATCTACGGAGGGAGATGCCCCGAAGTCTGCGCCTCCCGCGCCAATAGTGACTGCATAAGTAGTTTCTTCCCCCAGAAAAAGCGACTCCGTTAAAGTAAATCCGCCCCCGCCTCCGGCAGACCCGTTGTTGTCCCCCGCTCTGCTTGCACCTCCGCCGCCAACAAGAAATACATCTACACTCTGTTCCTTAAGAGATGTAAATGTGCCGCTACTGCGGAGTTCAATAACCCCGTCACTGCGCGTCACGTAGTCACCGGTGTACTCAAACTCTAATCGTTTAGCAGTACCCCCCCCCCGCAATTTGCGATTTACCGATAATAACCATCGTTAGCTTACCTCCTTCACTTCGTACACCGTCACCTGAACGATCAGGTCAGCGGTGGGCTTTTCGCCCACAGCGTAGGCGGTGAATGTTCCGTTGTTGTTGGCGATGTAGATGGCGTTGGTGCCGTCGTCCAGCATCTGCTGTATCGCCGCTGCGTCTGCCTGAATGTCCGCCTGACTGGTGGCTGTTCCGCCTGTGATGGTCACGCCCTGGGTGTAGGGGCTTGCGCTCCCTGCCCAGCTTGCCGCCGCCAGCGTCAGCGTCAGTTTCTTGTCCGTTGCCTTGCCCGCCACGGCGTTGATGGCCTGGGAGGGCGTTGCCGTTGCCGGGTCAAGCCCCAGCGTTTCCGCCACCTCGTCCGTCAGCAGCGTGGACTTGTTCAGCGGTGTGCCCTCCGTGGTGGGGTTGTCCTGCCGGGTCATGTCGTACACGTTGTCCTGCCCGGAAACAGGCGTGAGCTTGACGCGGCCAGGATAAAGGGAAATTCTGTCCTGCATATCTGCTCCTTTCCAAAAAAGATGGAGCCGACTACGTTCCCATAGTCGGCTCCTATTGCCCTTTCCCGTGCCCCGATTGGCCGGGAGTAACGTTTATTATTTGATTTCGTTGGAGTACAAGTCTCCCGAGTAAAACCACGACTTGGCTATGTTCTGCACAAGCTGGTCTACCAGTATGAGGATACTTTCAATGTCGTTGGCCTTTCGATAGTCCAGCGGCATTGTCGGCACCTCCGGGGCGTCGGCAGGCACAGGCAGCGCATTGCGTATTTCTGCGATGTCCGCGAGGTACTGGTCGATGTCCGCCTGCGTGGGAATGTCCGTTTCCGTCCACCCTTGCTTTGCCGTTACCGTCACGCTGTAACCATTCGCCTCCAATTCCTCCGCCACATACAGCACAGCTCCCGCAACGCGGTTCAGGTCAGTGTAGTTGTACGACCCCTTGTTGTCGCTCAGGAGAAGCACGTCCGCCGGGGTGCCGCGCCCAGCCTCTATTCGACTGAGCGCGGCTATCACGCCATCCACGTCCGCTTGCGTCCTGTCCGTAATAAGGGACAGCATACCGTAGTTAAGGGTAAACTGGTAACTGGCGCTTGTGCCCGCTGCGTTGATAGCCGTCAAAGATACGGCGTACTTTTCATCCGAAGCACGGTCTACCGTGGCTTTCCACGCTTCGCCGTCCAGCGTCCACACGTAATCCTTGCCGTTGACCGAACCAGACACGTAGACGATGGCGGCGGGGAGCGATACGCGAATATCTCTGCTCAAGCTATCACCTCTCACTCAATGGTAACACTAATGACCATCGTCTTACCGGTGTCGACCGGGTTAGGCGTAATGGTCGCCGCTTTGATCTTCGGCACAGACGTGTCCAGCGTGACTGTCCGGGTGACGGAGCTTTCCTTCCCTGCCGCGTCTTTTGCCTTGACGATGATGGTGTTGCTGCCCTCTTTCAGCGTAACCACCTTGGAGAAGGTGCCGCCGGTGCCCACAGGGATTGTCCCCTGATCCGTTCCGTTCAGGGAGATGGTAATGACCACGGGAGAGGACGTTGCATCGTTGGTAGTACCGGCCACAGTGACAGAAGAAGCCGCCGTAATAAGGCCGTCCGCAGGAGATGTTACGTTCAGCGTCGGAGGAACAGTATCCACGGTGTAGGTCGTGGACTTCTCCGCAGCCGCGTTTCCGTCGTGGTCTTTGCAGTTGATGGTCACGGTGTGGCTTCCGTCGCTCAGTGCCGCAGACGGCGTGTAGGTCACGCTGTAGCCATTGGTAATAGCCGTGTGCGTGATGTTCGCCGCCGCTACAGCCGTGCCGTCCTGCTTGACTACCAATGTGCTGATGTCCACGCCAGAACCGCCGGTTTCATCCGTGATGTTGAATACCACCGGCTGTTTGCTGTTCGCCACATACGCGCCAGCCGTGGGGGACACGATGGTGATAACAGGTGCCACAGTCTCCTTTACCACCAGCTTCAGGCCGTCTACGGTAGATGCGTCCGCGCTGCCCTTTGTGCCCGCTTCGTTTGTTGCTTCGACGGATACGTTGTAGTAGCCGCCTGCCAGATTGTACGATGTTTTCCCCGGAGCGGTAATGGTCGCTTCCCATTTGCCGCTTGCGGAGTTCAGCGTCAGGTCGTATGTCTGGCCGTTGATCGTCGCTTTTACTGTCTTGATTGCCATTTATACCTCCCCGGCGTAAATATCGCCGCAAAAGAAATGATATGCTTGTGGTACACGCGGGTACGGCGTATGGGGGCTTTCGCCCGCATATAGATCGCCGCTGTAGTAGTAACTGGGGTACACAATGACGGTTTCCTCTATTACCGTTACCTGTAGCTTTACCTTGCCGTTGATGGTCGCCGGGTTCGGCAGCAGTACAGCCGCCGCTATCTTCGGCACCTGTGCTGTATATTCCGCCATCGGTTACACCTCCCCGGAGAACAGGTCGTTGCTGTAATAGAAGTACGGGCTGATGATCCACGCGCCTGTGACTTCCGCGTTGTACACAACCGTGTTGGACAGTTTTATCTCCATCTTGTGAAGATTGCCTGTGGTCAGCAGGCCCCACGGCGTGTAAATGCTTACGCAGTCGCCCAGCTTCTCGCCACCGTATACCACGGTCGCCGTGTTCGTGTCACGCAGCGAATAATACTTGTACAGCCGGTCCGCCACCGCCTGTCCAATCTCATCAGATACAAGAGTTGCCGCCGTGACTTCCTTTACGTTCTCCCGGTCGGATGCGGTCACGTTGGGGTTGATGGCACTGTACACCGTCCGGGTGTCTTTGTACTTGACCCCATTGATGGTCACGTTGCCGTTGCTGGCTTCTACATAGCTATGCGCCGTCACGTTTACCTTTGTGACCACCGCGCCGGTTGCAACGGAAGATCCGACGAACGTCCGCCCGCGTGGAATAAGAATAGGCTTTGTGGGCTGGTTGAATACCCGAAGCTTGTTCCCGCCGTCTGTTGCCAGACAGACGCCCCATGCAAATATGATTTGCTGAATGGCGCTGCGGTTGGTGCCCTTAACAATAACGCCTGTTAGTGTTGTGTCCTCCACATCGCTCTCATACTCCACCTCAAAGGGCTTTGCAAGCGTTTCTAAGAGCGTTTTTGCACTCACTCCATCAAGGTATGCACCTCCGCTGAACGGCGTGTATTCAAGCACTCCAAGCGCGTCCTGGCACTCTATCACATACACGTTTGCGGACGTGCGTGACGAGTTGTTAATGTAGTATGTCCCCAGATGCCGGTTGTCGTTCCACACCTCCACCGGCTGTTTCAGCTGGAACAGGTAATCCACATCTTTCAGGCTGTCAAGCGTCCAGTTTAGCGTGGACACCGGCAGCTCTACGGCGGCTTCGTTCGCCTGGTTTACGATGGATGCGTTGCGTATTTCGTTCATCCCGAATTTACGCACCACGCCCAGCACGATCTCATTAACACGCGCCCGCCGATGGGGGACTACGGTCTTTTTCAGCGTGACCTCCACCTTGTCAAAGCTCTCTACCCTGCAATCGCAGAAGTACACCACGTTGTTAGGATGGAACGACTGCGCCCGCCGCAGCACCGCACCCTGATACCACGAGATTTCTACCTCGCTGCAATACTCTCCTGTGTCCTCGTCAAAGGTAAGCTGGATGCCCATGCTGGAATACTGCTGTGTAAACGTCATGGTGATTTTTGGCGGGTTGGTAAACTCTCCGCTGTCCCCGGAAACCTCCGTAGACCAAAAGCCTACCTTGTCCTCCGCGTACACGCCATCAAAGGTGCCGTCCAGCACCCAGCGGCTCCGTTCCAGCGTGATAATCTTCCCTGGCGCTGCGCCGTGCGGAATTTGGGTGAGGTCTCCTGTGCCGCCGGTGGCGACCACAGTCGCGTCATCCGCTGCGCCGGGGGCTATGTCCTTGTACAGAATAGTCGTTTTCGACATAGTCCACCTCTCAGGGGCGGAGTTGCGCGTCCATCGGGACGAAGTTCACCTCGATCTCGCCCCAATAGTTCACGCCCCCATCGCCCTTCTCCAAGTCCTGCGACGCGCTGGTGTAATACGCTTCATAAGCAATGGTGGTCTGGCCGTCTGCCGCTTCCAGCATAACGGAGTCATCCACGCTGTGTTTGTACAGGTAGTTCCAGAAATCGTCCAGTCCCTTGTAGTTGTCGCCGCGCCGAAAAACCGTCAGTTTGTGACCAAGGTATGTCCCGATGATGTCACGCACCATGCGGCCCGTCATTACGCGCCCTGCGTTTTCGCCGTCCAGCACGTTAAAGTTTCGGTTGTACTTGGAGATGGCAACGTCAGCGTCAAAGGAAATGCCGTTCAGTTTGATGTAGTTCATCCCTGCACCTCCGACAGATTTACGCCGATACGCGTACCCTCCGCCTTGTTCAGCCGGTACACGACCTTGCCAAGCACGTCCTTGTCCAGCACCAACACGGCCTCGTTGTTTCCTCCATACCCGCTTTCCGCAAGCGCTTGCTTGAACGCCTGCACCATCGTAGCAAGGGGCGTTTCAATGTTCGTCCCGGATTTCTGATCGCCAAGCACTGCCATAAACTCCCGGTTCGGAGGAATGACCGCGCCCTGTGCCAAACGGGGGATTTTAAGCTCGTTTACATGGGAAATATTGATGCCGAAAGATTTACCGCCGATACCCGGCACCCAATCCGGTATTTCAAAGTGTATCTTGTTCAACTGGTCAATAAGCCAGTTGATACCCTTGATGATGAGGTTTACAGCCGCCTCCAAAACGCCGACGATAGTATTCCAGATGCCCCGGAAGATTTCTTTGATACCTTCCCACGCTTTTTTCCAGTCCAGCGTAAACACGCCGGTCAGAAACTCAATAAGGCCACTGAAAATCTGTTTCATGCCCTCGACTACGTCATTGACGTAAGTTTTCGCCAGCTCTATCAATTCATGGAACCTACCGTTTGTGCTTTCGTCAAGCCAGTCAAGCAAACTTGTCAGCCCCAGTTTGAACCAGTCAAAAATGCCAAGCACAAATGTCTTTACGCCGGTAAGCATTTGGATAACCGACTGCTTCATTTTCTCCAAGTCAAGCGTAAGGATGCCGGAAATAAGGCCCAACGCTCCCTGCACAATGTCCTTGATCCCTGTCAACATATCTCCTACCGGAGTACCGGCAAGGCCGCACTTTTCTATGATGGTGTCTATGATTGCTCCAAAGATATACCCCACAAAATCCAGCAAATCGGCCAGCAAAATACGGGCGTGGTTTACAAAGTTGATGATGTTGTCCAGCGCCGCGCCCCAATCACCGGAGAATACGTTGCCGATAAACCCGGTGACATCCTTAAACAGGTTTACAATGTCCTGCCCGATCTTCTTGAGCTTGTCCGCGATTTTATCAAGAAATGCGAAATTTGCCGCCGTGCTGAACTCCGGTAGAATAATACCGGACCCGCCGCCGCTTTCACCGCTTAACTTGTTGATCTCATCAAACGACGCAAGCTGCTTACTGGCAGACTTTGCAGCGCCGCCCACGCCTTTATATGCGTTTTTCTGGTCATTCAGGGATTTTGCCGCATTGGCGCTTTCTTTTGCCGTTGTTCCAAATAGGGCGGATACAATATTTGCGATAAACGAAACCACCGTAGCCAGTACCTTAACCAGCGCCGTAAACGCCGGGATAATGATCTGCACAAGCGGCTGTGCCAGCGTCAGCAGCGCACCCTTGAGCTGCGCAATAGCGTCCCGTGCTTCGGCGTTTACGGCCACCACGTCCGCCAGCCAATCCCGGAGGGCCGCCAACGCACGGGCAATGATGGTAAAGACCAGCGCCCGCTTTGCCAGCATTTTTACGCGCTTTGTGAACGCCTCCATGCCCTGGGATGCTTTGTCTAACCCTTCTTGTATCTTTCCTGCGTTCTTGCCGGTATTGCCAAGTTGCTTACCTAACTCACCGGCCTTTGCTTTCATTCGGTCAAGCTCCGCTTCGCCCTCGCGAATAGCGGCGTTCTGCTTGTCCAGTTTGTCATTCATGGCGTTCCATTCTTTTTCCATAGACGCTACAGCTGCCTCCTGCTGCTTGATAGCATCACTGGTGAAGAACTCGCCGCCGCCCTTCATCTGCGCCAGCTTGGCCTTTGCGTCGTCAAGCTGTGCGCCTAAGTTGTTGGCTTGGTTAAACAAAGTATCTCGCGCGGATTTCTTGTTGGTGAGTTTTTCCTGCAGCGCTTCTATTTTCTTTTCCAGCGCATTGAGTTCTTTCTGCGCCTGCTTATCGTCAATTTCGGCCTTGATGATAACGGAGCCGTCCGCGTTTGCCATACAATCACCTACTTGCTTTTATGGTATTTATGTGGTACTATAAACAAACCACAAAAAACTTCTTGGAGGGTGGAAGAAAATGGATAAAATGACTAAGTGTAAGACCTGTGGCGCAGATATTGCAAAATCCGCGAAAGTATGCCCCGCCTGCGGGGCCAAACAGAAAAAGCCGGTCGTGCTGATCGTTATAGCTGTGTTTATTGCTATCGGCATTATTGGCACCGCGCTTGGTGGGAATTCCCCAGAAAAGGTGGGAGATACAGACGCAAAAGGCGGAAACGGATCAACTGCTCCGCAGAAAACGGAATTTGCAGTTGGTGACGTTGTATCTCTTAAAGACATTGAAGTCACATTTGTGTCTTGCACCCAATCAAGCGGAGAAGGTTTTTACACACCAGACAGCGGCAACGTGTTTCTATTTTGCGAATTTGCCATTGAAAACAAATCCAGCAAAGATATTTCCATAAGCTCTATAATGTCTTTTGAAGCGTATGTCGATGACTACTCCACAAACATGAGCATGACCGGTACGTTGGCCGCAGACAAAGGTCAGCTGGACGGTACTGTTGCATCAGGGAAAAAGATGTCCGGCGTAATAGGCTACGAAGTCCCAGCAGATTGGAAAACACTTGAAATCAGATTTACCCCGGATTTTTGGTCTGGAAACGACATTACATTTATTGCAAATCAATGACCGCTACGCAGCCGCCCTCCGGGGCGGCTTTTTTACGTCCAGCCCTTAATGACTTCTTCCTCAGCCTCCGAGTATCGCCGCTTGATGTCAATAGCGTCGCGGTTTCTGCGGTAAAACTCCCTGTCGGCTTTGTCTTTCAGCTTTCCTTTTGCTTTCAGATCGCGTATACGCACGATCTGTGCAAAGTAGCAATCCCCGATTTCTCCGTAGTACGAAAGGAACGTCCACCAGTGCAGATACGGCAGCGCCCGCACTTCCTGCCCCGCTATGCGGTTGATGGGGGCGATGAGCAGGCGGAAGTCCTGTTCCCAATCCATCAACTTGGTTGATTTTTTTTGCGCGTCCGCATTCCCTCCGTTGATAAACCAAAAGCACTGTTTTATCGCTTCTTCCATGTGCTCCCCAGGCATCGTGAAAAAACCGGGGTAAAACATTCCCAACACGCCAAAGCACTTTTCTTCGTTTGTTAGTTCCACAGCAGACAGCACCGAGAATATGTCCAGTATCACGCGGAAATCCGTTTCTATTGCGTATTCCGTTCCACACACCTCAAGGCTTGTCGGAAGGTCGTACATCATCTGTGGTATTTGGCCGTATACTTTGCAAGCTTCTCACTGTGAAAAGCCTTTTCACGCTTAATCCCCTCGTCCAGCTCATCCATGATGGCAACCATCAGGTTCATCCACAGCGGCGCACCGTCCGCGATAGCGTAAACGCTCACGTTGCCAAACAGCGGCGCACACACCGGCTGCTCAAACACCCCGTCAATAGTCTCGCGCATTTCGGCGTCCATATTTCGGAGCCAGTCAAACATTTCGCGGGCGCTCATTTTTTCTACGTTATCGTCCCGCGCATCCTGCTTCTTTTTCAGCGCGTCAAATGCTGTGTAAAGCTTGTCAGCAAACGCCGGATCGCTGGGATTAAAATACACCGTGCATTTGTCATTCAGGTGGTATTCCTGTACGCCGGTGGTGATTGTCAATTCCTTCATATGTTCCCTCCAAAACAGGGGCGGTTGCCCGCCCCTTTATTTAGGCCGCAGTAAACTCAATAGCGCCGCTGATACCCTTCTTCACAGTACCCACAGTGCGAGTGCCGCCGTAGGTGATTTCGCTGGTGATATTCAGGGTGCCGCCGCCCTCGCCGCCGATGCCGGTGATGGCAATAGCGCAAGCGTCGTAGCGCTCCGCAAACATCGCCTCGCCGCTGGTGGCGTAGAAGTGGCCGATCATCATGTCCTGATTTGCCAGCGCCTGGGCATCCTGGTCTTTGACGGCCAGGTTCCACATTTTCACCGCCGCAGCGTCGCCCGCGTCCAAGGGGATGGGATCAAAAGTCTGCGTGATGGTGGGCTTTTTCATGGTCGTAAAGGTGTGGCCCAAAATGTCCTGCTTGGTGTCGGTGCTCCAGTCCATTTCCTCGCTGCTGTCCTCAACGCGCTTACCGATAGCGCTCCACACGGGGGCGGATGCAGTTCCGGTGTTCAGGTACGCAATAAGCAGTTCGCGGTCAATGGTCTGGCCCGCCGTGGTGTTAAATTCTAAATCTGCCATTATACATTCACCTCGTAATTCAGTTTCATAAGGATTTGGTGATCTTCGTCCCCGTTTTCATACATGGCAAACAGGGAAGATCGCGTGGTCGGCTCCATGCTGATAACGCGCTTGTCATCTCCGATGTCGGGCTTCTGACCATTTGCCCAATCTCCGATAGCGTTCAACAGTTCGTCAGCCTTGAGCCGTTTGTCGTTGCTGTTCCCCGGCTTCACTCGGTAGATTATCTTGAACTGATACTCCGCCACATAACCGCCGGTGATATACTTCCGCACGATGTAAGCCGCCTGAATGGTCGACATCGCCATAGCGGAAGTGTCGGCGGGAAGAAACTCAAAGCGGATAAGGTCGACTGGCAGCTTCGGGTATGTGTTCAGCCACACAAGCAACTTGCGCGATACCTGATCCTCTTCCGCCGCTGACACGGCCTTTTTAATCTTTTCCAAATTTCTTCACCGCCTTATCTGCCACCCGCACCCACTTCTCCATGTTCTGCGCTTTTGAAGCGTCGAACCAATGCGCCTGTGCCTGCGGATGCATTGTTGTGTTAAATACAAGATTTCGGTCTGTTGTCACCTTGTGCCCGCCTTTGGGCGCGTATGTGCTGCCGGTCGCCGGGTCTACCATCACCTTACCGTAGTACAGAAACCGGGCGTATGGGCCGGGATAAATGACCTCGTTTCCAACCACCCGCGTTCTCTGCGTCAGAGAGCCTGTAAGCGCAGGCACAAATGGGGTGGTATCTTTCATCACCTGTTGCGCTAAAGCGCTTTCAGCGCGGTCACAGGCCCTTGCAATCTGCCGCTTTACCTCGTCCATGCCGGACACGTCAACAGAGAACTTGAGCGACATCTCATGCCCCTCCGACTTCCCAGTGTCTCATGTCCACGCTGCCAAAATCTTTCTCGTCCACTTTGGTCACGTTGTAGCAGCCGTCCTGTGCCATAGCCACGTCCTCTTTGTCTGTGACAAACTCTCCTTTCACAAAGAACGTCAGCCCGCCGTTACCGTTCACAGACAGCGTCCACAGCCCGGACTTGTCCGCCGCCGCAAGAAACGCCTGCGGGGGCGCGTAAGTTTTGGCCTTGCCTGTCGTGCCGTCCACCGCTTCCACAGAGAACGGAATGTACAGGTTTACCGCGTCCGCGCTCTCAAGGCCGCTTTCTCGGACGTTTACCGCCTTGCTGGCTTGCAGCATAACACCGCGCAGGATGGTCACATACAGCTTTGTGATTTCCTCAAAAGTCGCCGGGTCAGTCTCCTGCACGGCATTGTAGACCGTTATAGTGTGGGGCGCGTACAACCACAGCACCCCCCCCCCCGATACAGCAGACCGGTATGTGCCAGATACTCGTTACAGGTCGCCGCCAGCAGTTTCTTCGCACCGTCTGTAGCGCTTAGTGCGGACGAGGCAGCTTCACCGCCGCTGGCCAGCGTCCTGGAGTACCCGCCTATCGTTTCGCTTTTCACGTCATCGCCGGTCGCCGCGTTCGTCAGTTTGGTTGCGGCAAGCTGCTGCGCGGCTTCGATCAGCTGATACTTGTCCACAAGTGCACAGCAGCACATTTTTACAGCGTCCATATCAGCGTTATCTTTTGCCCGGTTCTGCGTGTAGTAATCGAGGAAGGAGCTGGATCGTACAGCCAGACGCGGAAAATCCTCCTCGCTCACGGTGCCCAAATAGGTCCCGGAGTAATAGTCGTAATCAGCGTATGTCATGTGAGTCAGCTCCTTCCAAAACTGCGAGAATTTCAGCCTTTTTCATCGAACTGCTGACCCCTTCCACCCCGTTTTCATCGGCATACTTAAGCATTTGTGCTTTTGTCATGTCGGTGAAAACGGTGATGTCAGGGTCAGGCTTATTCAGCAGTTCAGTTAGCCCCCCACCGCCGGAGTGATGGAGCCGACCACCACACCGTCGATACGCTCAGCGAAAAGAGCCATGCCGTTGATAACGGTGTCAGATGCGGTCATGTTGGTGTAATCGGGCTCCTCATGGATACCGATATAGCCGGTGGCATCGGTGGTGAAATCGAACACCTCGCCAAGATCAGCGCCGTTCACAGGAATGTAGTACAGGACAATGTTGTCCTTGGCGGTGGCGTAAATCTTGCCCTTGGGAACGCTGGAATTGAGAATCACGGTGCCAAGGCCGAGGAAGTTCTCAACGTAAGTCATTCCGAACGCGGTCTGCAAGGTAATGTTTGCGCTTGCGAGGTAGTCAGCAACATCCAGCGGGTTCAGGAAATACACCGCACCGATTTCGTCATCTTCAAACAGCACCTGCAGCTGGCCCCATGCCTGAGCCAAGGTCGCCTGGAAGGTCGCGCCGGAAGCCGTGCCCGTGCCGGTTGCGAGGAAGTCGAAAAAGTCTTTACGAATACCCTTCTGGACGTCCTTGAGCATTTCGTCGGTGGTCATTTCTACCGCCTGATCGTAGCCGCGATCGGTGATTGCTTCGGCGGAGGTGGCCTTGCGCCACTTCTTGAGCGTAATCTCCTTGTAGTTCACGGCTTCGGTCTTGTACTTGCTGAGGGGAATGGTCTCACCCTCAGCAACAGCGCCGCTCTCCAGCGTGCCAGTGGCCTTGTAGCTCTTGAGCACAGTGCCCGCCTGCTTGGAAATCTTTCGGGTAACGCCCAGAGCCTCCATCAGCTTCTTGATGGAATAGCCAAACATTTCGGTAAATTCGATTTCGCGCACACGCGCGAGGTCAGCTTTCTTAATGAGCTTAGGATCAGCAGCCATTTTTATTCTTCCTTTCTAAACAAATCCATATTTGCGGCGATTGCAGCGCGCCGCTCCGCTCTGTCAGTGATTTGCATGATCTCGTCCTTTGTCATCGGCTTCCCGCCACCGTTAAAGCGCGCACCAGTGTCGACGCGAACGGTCTGCTTGGAGACAAGCCCCTTGTAAGTGCCGTCTACGAGTGCATCAAGAGACTTGGTGTCCTTGATTTTTTCCCCGTCCAGCTCCAATGCGGCCATTTCCTCGCCGCAGCCTCGCATAGCAAGGTCGAGATTCGCGCCGGTGATGTTTTTGCTCTCAAAGTAAGCACGGACAGCCTTTTCCTTTGCCGCCTTGCTTTCCTTTTCTGTGATGTCGGTCTTAAAGGCTTCAAAAGCCGAGTGTTCCTTCTCGTACTTCTCCTTATAACCGACGTCACCTGCCGCCTTGAGGTCGTCCAACTGCTTCTGGACGCTTGGCAGCTTCTCCGCGTCCGCCTTGTACTTCGTGAGATCGTCCTTGAGGGGGTCGACCACGCCCAGATGCAGCGCAACCAAGCGATTTTCGATCTCTTCTGTGCAAGCGTCGCCGAGAATATTTCTGATTTCCGCTCTCGTAAATTTCGCCATGTTATTCGTTCTCCTTTTCTTTGGCCCCAATTCTTCGGGGGCGAACGTTGTATAAAAACCGCTGTGCTTCGCGGGTTTTACTTAAAACAAAAGAGCCAACCACCGAGGAAAACTCGGTAGTTGGCTCCTATTGCCCTTCCCGGTGCCCGATTACACCGAGGATTGATATTTGATTTTCTTTTGGACTTCCAGCACGATAACACCGTCGCCTTTTCGCCGCACTTCTGCGTTGTTGCCGCGCTTCAAAATGGCTTCGATAGCCTGTACAATTTCATCACGGTTCATTGACTACCTCAATTTCTTTTGGGGCTACATCTGTAAGCTCAACTTTTGCGCCATCATCACACAGAATTACAACCTGATACTTGATCACGCGCACAATCTCGCGGGTGTAATCACGCAGCACTCGCACATCTCCGTCAAGTTCAAGCACAATTCCTTCGTAACTTCTTGCTTTAATTCTCATACAGCACCTTCATCCTTTCCCGCTGCTCCGGCAGACCCGCCGCCTTACTGAACGCCTTGTACTTTGCATTCAGGCGGCGCAGTTTGATATTCACTGCCTGTTCTTCGTCTGTCAGCCCTGCGGCACTGTACGCCGCCTTTTCGCGCTTTAGCTTGCGTATGGTTCGCTCCACCTTGCGCTGCTCCTGCGTGGCTTCGTATGCCGTATAGGTCTTGCCATCAAACGTACAGCCAAGTCCATCATCAATGTGGGAAAGCTGCTCATCGGTGTAGGTGCGCTCACTTACGCCCTCAACCCAAACGTTGCGGCGGTGACGGCAGTTGACTCCTTCCAGCCCATCCACAGCCCCCAGCCCGCACACCTCGTAGATATTCGGGTAGATGTCGCCGCTGCGGGTGGAATACACTTTGCCTTGCCACTCCTTGTGCGATGCCCACGGCGACCGCCCTGGTACATCACGCGCCCCGGCGTGGGCAGACACTTCATAATACGGCGTTTCCAGATATTCCGCCGCTTGCTCCGTGTACTTACCGCACAACTGCGATACACCTGTCATTACTGCACGGCGGGCAGCTACGTCTACATGGTCACGGTGTCCGCTCTCATAGTCAATCACGCGCAGGCCACCGCTTGCAAGCTGCCTAACTGCGTCTTTGATGGCTTGCCCATAAGAGATAGCCCCGCTTTCTACTTTCAACGTAGCCGCGTCTAACGCCCACTGGTAAGCCTTTGCCGGGGGGAGCATTGTGCGCCCCGCGTCTACCAAAAAGCCCATTGATGCGGTGATGTTGCGGAACACGTCCTGCGTCTGCCGTCTGATTGCGTCAATGGTGGTCGCATTCACCAGCACGTCAGGCTGTGTTACACGGGCAAGGTCTATGACCTCGGTGTAATACTTTTGGTTGCGCTTCACCACATCGTCTATCAGCTCATTCAGCTTTTTTTCGCTGATGCCGGTGGTCTGGCGTATGGCCTTTTCAATCTCTTTCAGATCGATGCCATGTGCCCGCAGCGCCTTGATGTCCTGCACCGTAATTTCGTTCAGCTCATCCCGCAGCTTGAGCCGGGAGCATATCTCCATCAGAAGTGCGTCCTCAAGACCACGGTACAGCTCTGCCAGTTCTTCCGGCATGGCATCCAGCAGTTCAGGGGGGAATGGATACTTGCTCATCTTACATGGCCCAAAACTACCCAATTAGGGTTTTCATCTGTGCCAATGTTTACCCAAAAAGTACCGGGGTTTTCTCCATAGCCCATTACTCCACCTCCTGTTGCTGCTCCGTGGTCATGTCCTGCATCTTTGGTAGCGCCGCCTTTGCGGTCGCCTCGTCCTCGTTCATCCACTTCATGCGGAACTCCCAGTCATTCATGATGCCAGCGCTGAGAAGCTGCATATCGCGGTTGAAGTCCTGCCCCTTGTCCTCGATGATACTATCATCAAAGTCGATGGAGATTTCGACTTCCTCATCAAGTCCGGCGTCCATGTAGCGATTGCCCAAGCGAAGTAGGATGCGACACAGCTCCGTGATCGCTTGCTCGAGCAGAATTTCATGCTTCTTGATTGTGCGGAACATGGTGCTGTTTTCGCTAATGACCTGTGTAGCCGTGGCAATGCTTGTCTGATCGAATTTGTAATGATTCTCGCCAAAGCCGCATTTGCTCGACAATACGTTGAGCATATCTTGCATACCGGTGTTAAACTCTGCTGTGCGCAGCGTCATATCGACCTGCTGCAAAATGTTTCCATCAGATGCGCGATCTTCCGGTAGAACGTAGTAAACCGTTTCGCGCTTATCAAAGACTGGCCTACCATTGATGTCCTTGGTTGCTTCCGGCTGTACCACGATGCGCTTTTTTCCCAGCACAAACTCATTCACATAACTATCGTATGTAATATCAACGCTTTTGAGCTGGTCGATGGCGGAAGCGAACACTGCAACGCCCATAGGGTTATCTTCATCGGAGTTCGCAATGTTCAGGCGGTCAATGACAAACTGCGGCTTGGCGCTTCCTGTGTGGACAACAGGGGGGATTGCTTCAAAGGCCCGCACACTTGTTAGCGGCACTTCCTCCGCGTCGTACAGGTGGTTTTCAATGTCGTATTCGCCGCCGTTCAGCCGATGCACCTGAATGTAGGTGTATTCCGCATCATCAACTCGTTTTGTCCATGCGAAAGCGCACTCACGAATAATGCCATTGTCCCACGTCAGCGGGTAGATGTTTGCAGCGGTTACATAGTTGATATGAATTCTTCCGGGGTTAGCGATCTCTGCTGTATCAGGGTCAACGCTCATATCCTCCATGATTGGAACATAAGCAACGGTACCAACCGCGGATTTCCGCTCCTGCAATTCATTGGATTTTACTTCCCAGTTATTATCAGCAAGAACCGCATCTACAAATTCCTGCTCCTTCTTGCCCTCAAGCGTGATATTCACGCGCTCATTCATCAGCAGGTTTGCCCAGTCCTCGCAGACTTTCTTGCCCATGTTGACGGAATACCTATGGCATTCCAGTTCTTCGATGCCATTCCACACCGTATAACTGTGGAAGTCTTTTACATCGCCGTCATACCATGATTTCCATACATCAATCAGCGAGTAAAACTTACTATCGACCGTATCAAAGCCTAATTCCTTTAATGCTCTGCGAATATTCACTCTTTCACCGTCCCATCATATGACCGGCACGTTCCAAGTCTTTGTAATAAGGCTCTATGCTGTATTCAAATGCGTCCAAACTATCAATATCGGACGTTCCATCGTCAAGGCGCTCGTCCTCAAACTTATCAGGATCATAAATCGCAGTTTGCAGCGCATCGATCAGATGGGGGCAGTTGCGCGAAACCTTAAAACGCCCCTGCTTCATCAGCAGCACCACGAGCCTGATCCTATCTGTGATTTGCAGTTTCATTGCGTTCTTTACCTGCGTCCCGAGGTGCATTTTCTGCGCGGTATGATCTAACCCGCGAATCAGCACCGTTTCCGCGCTGTCTGCCCGCGTCTGGCTATATCCGTACTTTGCCGTAACCATTTGGCAGAACGTAGCAAAGCGCCGATTCAGCGCGTCAGGGTCAATCTCTTCGGTTTTGATGTATTCTTCTTCCAGCGCGACCACACGATAATCTTTTGTAATTCCGGTCGCCTGAAACTTCGTTGCGGATTTCGTGCCGCCAAAGTCAACGCCAATGGAAATAACAGAGAATTTCGTCTCCTGTTCCTCTGCCCATTTTAAAGGATCATCGATCAAATACTTTTCGGTGTCGTTTGCAAAATCCTTGTAGACAACGCCCTCCGCCGCTACCCACAAACCGCGCACATATCGATCATAAAAGATACCGGCGTACATATTCGCGTAACGCTCGAGCGTTCTTGCACTCAAGCCGGGGTTGTCAGTCATTTCGAAGTGGAGATATAGCGTGTTCCGTTCGCGGTGTCGCTTAATCCACTCCTGATAAAACCAGTGATGCGGACTGCCTGGGTTACAGGAGAACCACAGCTTTGCCCCGTCCACAGAGCAGCGTGCAAGCGCCTGTTCCACAAACGAGCGCGGCATCAGCACCACTTCGTCCAGCAACACACCCGCCAGCGTGCGGCCTTGAATCAACGTATAGCTTGCCTCATCCTTGCCGCCGAACACCTCAAAATAATTCGTCACGGCGCCGCGCCGCACTTCCATTACCTTGTCGCCACGCCGCCAACGAATGATATAGCGCTCTTTGGCAAAACTCATCGCCATAAACGGCACGATGATGTTCTTTGTGCAGCTATCCACCGTACGCCCACACACGCCGAAACGCTGACCGCTGAAATTCTCCATCGCCCAGCGGACAAACGCCCACATCATGATGGAGGTTTTGCCGGAACGCACAGCGCCGTCGCAGATTAGCGCATCATAGCTGGAATATGGGAAAGCAAGGATTTTCTTTTGTTTTTGGCTAATCATTTTCGTCAGAACAAATCCTTACAATCGCCGCAACTTGGTTAAAGTCCAGATAAATAGGTTTATTTTCTGCAATTCCGCTTATGTCATAAGATGTTACTTCTCCAAGTGCGGTTTTCTCAAGTGCGAATTTATCGCATTTAATCGTAAATTCTGCACCGCATTTAAAGATTACCCTAATTGACATTTTACTCATCGCTCTCAAGCTCCTTTGCCATTTCCTTTAGGCTCTGACTAAGTGCGTCTTCCCTCACCGTGTCGGCAGGACTCCCGCCGATCATCGCCCACTTGTCGATCAGCGTTCCCATCGCCGTTGTGATTTGGCTGAGATTTGCCGCTGCCAGTTTCTCCGGGTCGTTGAGCATTTCAAGTCCCTTGCCGATGAACGAACACACAAGGTCTTTGTGGTCGTTCATGTACTCCATCACATCGGCGGTATTCTCTTCCTTTTTTTGTTCGCACTTTTCCACAATGTCGGCATTCGCCCGTACAAGGTTCTTGACGGTCGTTGCTGACACGCCGTTGATTTTTGCTGTGCCGCAATAGTTGTTCGTCTGCACATAGTCCGCCAGTATTTTCTTTTTCTGCCGGTCTGTCAGACGCGCAGCCATGTTATCACCTCGCTTTGTCTGACGCACCGGCCTCCCACCACTGGCCTTTGTCATTGGCACGTCTGTACCCGGCTTTCGCCTCACCTAATATGTTCCCGCCGTGAGCTATGTGCCCCGCAAGCATACATAGCATCCACCACGGCGAAATCCTTTGCAGTAAGCAGACTATTTGAGACGCATCCCATGCAGCGGTCTGCCAGCGCATCGCCTGTTGTTTTACACAATTAGTCGGGTACCACCACGCATCAATACTGTCCTACACAGCGGCTTTGTCCTAAGACAACCGCCACCACACCACAGCCACGCCTCGGATTTCTCTCAAGCACGGTGGTACCCAGACCAACCACGGACTTTTCAGCCCTGCGCCGGTACGTCGGTCGCATCCGTTTCTTCATTCATAGCCGGAGCCAGCCAAATAATTATTATTCGTCCTGCCGCTTTCGTACAGCGCACAGGAAAGACCACTTCCGCAGGCTTACGCTCCGTGCGGCTGCGAGGCAAGAGGTCACGCCTATGGCACGGACAGTTGGGAATTGAACCCACCACACACGGTTTTGGAGACCGCGTCGCCACCTTGGTACATGTGCCCGCATATTGCTCCATCCGGGCGGAGCCGAAGCCCCGCCCATCAGGAAAAGAAGGGGGAAAAGAAAAAGAATGGAGATGCAGAGTTTGCCCCTGCACCCCCACGTTATCACATCTTTTTTTGTTGTTGCATTTCGTTGTGCAACATCACCTAATTTCTGCGTTTACATACGGCGCATACTCTTCTTTTATCGCACATTCTTTCAGCGGGCAGTAACGGCAGTTTTTAGCAAAGGGGCACTCGCGCCTTTCTGCTCTGGATATACAGCGAGATACAGTGGATGTGCTTACTCCAAAATGCCGCGCAATCGCGCTCATGCGCCAGCCGCACTCAAAGTATAGCCTCAAGTATTCAACCGTCTGCTCTTTCACCCTACCACCTCCTCCGGGAAGAATGTCTCCCGCACCCCGCCGCACTCCGCCACGATGTACCGACACTTCGGGTGAACGTACACTACCGTGCCCTTGCGGACAGGGAAACGCTTTTCATCGTTGGCACCGGAGCCGGGGTATTCACTCGGCAGCGTCATAAACCGCGCCCGGATCGTATCACCCTTCTGCATCTGCCCCGTCCTTTCGTTCGCCGTAAGAGCAGAAGTCATCCGGCTCTACACACACCGCCTCGCCGGAATACCCGCGGGCATTTGTCTTTGGCTCCGTATGTAGGTAACACAAACCGTTTGGGTAGTTGCGATAGTGCTTGCAGCCCTTGCACCGCACCACCGGCACAGAATCAACCTCCTCTGTCAATGCGAGATACGCAAGTGCAAGCGGTCTGCTGTGGTGAAGCAACGCTTCTTTTGTCATGTACTGCGCGATTTGTTCGATGACTGCAACGGCTTCCGCTTTCAGATCCGCGCCGTCTGGAAGGTCATTCGTATAGTGCATAAGTTCGTTTCGCAAATTATACACGATCGTCACCTCCGTCCATCTTTGCGTAGTTCTCCACAAAGTTGCAGACTCTGGCCGCGCAGGAGAGACACAGTTGTTTCTCCGCAGAAAATGGTGTCTTAAAATTCACAACGCCATAGTGATTGAAATCCAGATTCACGCCGTCAACCCCGTAGTCGATCTCACGCCCGCACATATCACACAACACTTTAACCATCAACCATCGCCTCCAATGCTTTCTCCGCCTCCTCGCGTGTCAGGAAAACCGTCTTGCCGATATCGGCTTGCTCGAAGATCATCTGGTCGGAAAGCGTCGTGTAGACTACATTCGTCTTTCCACTTTCCGACATACCGACAACAGCTTCATAAAGAGCGTCTTCATAGATGTCTCCGTCCTCGATTATGTACAACATGCTGGAAATAATCGGCGTAAGTACTGGCTTTACTGGCAGCACCACCACGCGCTCGTCCTTGTCGGCCTCAGCCAGCTCGCGCAGCCTCTCAGCCGCAACGCCAAACGCTGAGACCAGTTGCGACTTTGCCAGCAGTTTCGACCCTACAACGGCGTCGTTGACTTCCTCCGGCGTCAGCCCCGTGTCCTCATATTCCGCCAGCCGGTCTAACAAACGATTGCGGCAATACAGTGCAGTGCAGTCAGCCATCGGCTTACCATGCTTACCCGTCCAATCCGCTTTGCACTCCTCACAGTCCATCATTGCCTGTCCATCGGTGTCGCGCTTCGTCAGTCGTTCCATCACTCCATCTCCTCCTTCACCGCCACAGCCTTTGCCAGCTGTGCCATGCCCTGCTTCATGTCCTCTATCTGCTTATCCCGCCGTGCAATGGCGTCCTTCAAACTGTCGTTGGCTTTCATCAGTGCCTCGATGTGCCGCTGCTGGTTCTCGATCAGGTCAGCGGCTTCCCCGCAAACCACACCAGCGCATTTATAACGCGCCGGTCTTTCAAACGAAGGGCACTTATCCTTTGGGCACGCCCCAGTTTCTATTGCGTCACAATGGCACCGCAGCGCGGTCACGATCTCATCTCTTGTCATGTCATTCCTCCCCAAACCATTTTTTCGTCACCGCGATGGGGAACGGCTCGATCTCGCTTGCCCACCTCGCCGTGCCTTTGCCGTGTATGCGCTCCCAGATCAGCGGGAAACCTGCGATGCCGTCGAACAAACTCCCCAGCGTCGCCCCCTCCGGCAGATACCGCGCCATGCGCCGCAGCATCCAGTCCCAGAAGAGCAGAGCGATGGAGTTGCCCAGCGCCTTGTACTTCGGGCTGTCCGCGTCCTTGTGTTTCTTGCCCTTCTCATCCGTCCAGTCGCCAATGTCCACCCATCCGTCCGGGTATCCCTGCAAGCGGGTACATTCCAGCGGCGTAAGGCGGCGCACTACCATATTCGAGCGTACTACGCCGTTTGCGTTTAGCGTATGACCTGTCCGCGCTTGCAGCGCCCCTCCAACATCGCTTTCTTGCCCATTCCGACAATCTACCGCACTGCAAATATAGGTCTCCGCGGCCTCCCGATAAGCGCAGTTCGCCTTTGCCCGCAGCGCGTGTGCCACATCCGGTGTTGCCCCGCACACCAGCATATCGTTGTATGCGTCCTGCCCGTTGTAGCTCCCGGCATGAGCGCCTGGGGAAAGCGTACCCGTCACATCTTGGTATGTAAGCGGCACTTGATTGCCGCCTGTCCCCATTCGAGCCTGCAACGCCGGGACCTGCTCCCCGCACTCGCGGATGACGTCACAGGCGTGTGTCATGTCCAGCGCCACCACTGCCGGGGTTTGGTTCGTCCCGCTGGGTGCCGCCGCCAGCGTGGGCGACACTTCCTCACCGTACCCGATGCCGCCCGCCTGTGCGCCCTGTCCGGCCTTAATCCCGGCACATAGCACGGCTTCGCGGTTCAGACCACTGTTTTCACTGGAACTGAGCGTAGGCGAAACGCCGTTACCATCGTATACTCGCTGGCTCTGTGCGTCCCAAGGTGTCATGCACACAACCTCCGCGCACACCGCAGGACAATCTATGGTATTCAACGTATAGCACGCATCTTCCCGCCAGCCCTTCCCGTTGCATCCTGCGGTATCGGCGCGGTCAATGCCGTTGCCTTGCAGACAGAAAATCGTCTGATCGTTCCCCGTGCCCAGCGTTCCGCTTTTCTCCGTCTGCACTAACGCACCTTTTCCTCCTCCGTCACAGCCCCCCCTGATGCGGACTGCATAAGAAGCACCTGCTTCAGCAGTTTCGGCAAATCCTTCCCACGACGCTCCGCTCTCCGCAATATCCCCTGACACGCTTTTGCGGTCAAATTGTATTTCGGATGCGGTGTCTCCTCCAAAATCTGCGACAACCGAGATACGACGACGGCGTTGGGGCACTCCCCAGTGTTGCGCGTCGTGAGTTCGCCACACCACGCTCCATCGTCCTCCCATTTCATCGTGATACCCTCCCCAGGTAGGCCAACCCTTTTCAGGCACTTCAATACCGGGGGCTTCCGGCTCGACGATTTTGATGATCTCTTCGAGCACGGCTGCGAAGTCTTTTCCTTTGTTGCTGCTAAAGGCTCCGACCACGTTTTCCCACACGAGATACCGAGGTCTAACCATGTCACCTGTCCGTCCATTCCTTTTGTCCGCCTCCCTCATTTCTTTTACGATGCGTACCTGCTCCATAAACAGGCCGCTTCGCGCTCCCGCCAAACCGGCGCGTTTCCCGGCGATGGATAGATCCTGTCTAACAAGGTGAACCACCTGTAATACACCAAACGGGTTCAATCTCTGCCCCATTTATTTTCGTAATATCGCCTAAATGTTTCACCTAAATCACCTCCTAATCTCCAAACACAACGCCGCACTCGTCCTTCAGCACGTCCTTAATGTGCTTCCGCTCGATGCGGCCTTCGTTGATCTCCTCCGCCAGCTTCTCCAGGCACTCATACAGGTACGCGATGCTCTTCGTATCCCGGATGTCCGCTGTCTCCTCTTGGACGTGCCAGCCGCATTTGTCCATCAGCACCATTGCCACCATGTCCATGTTCTCCCGTGTGCCTTGCAGCTTGCCACGCATAAAGATGCGGTCGTCCCTGCTCAAATACTGTTTACCCATTTGTCACCACATCCTTACCTGTGCCGTGTGGGCCGCAAATCGTTCCTCCTGCTTTTCGTAGTATTCCCGATCAATCTCGCAGCCCACGAAGTCAAAGCCGAGGTTATACGCAGCAATACGGCTTGAGCCGCTGCCGAGGTGCGTGTCGAGGATTTTGTCCCCCTCCTTGGCGAATCTCGTCAATATCCACTCGTACAGCTCCACGGGCTTTTGCGTTGGGTGAAATCGTCCCGGCTGTATCGCCATATTGAAGTCAAACACCTTGGCGTTTCCGTTGAAGCTCGTCCACGCATATTCGCACATCGCCATAGAAAAATTTTCTGGAATGTTTGTCTTTCGCAGGATCAGAAAACAGCGCGTCGGCGGCAAAGAAAAATAGTTTCCGCCCCAAATGATCTGGTCGCGTGAGATGCGGAAAAGCTCTTGAAAATACTCCTCCTTTGGGGCAACATCCCACGCCACGATTTTTTTCCGAACTTTGCCGCCCATGTCCCGCCCGTTCTGGCTACTCTTGTACTTATCGAATATTCCGCCGAATCGGTTATACTGCGGTGCGCCATCTCTCTCGTGGGCATCGGCGACATGAGCGCGGGTGTTCTCGCCGTACACAGCGCCAAACATACCTCCGAAGCGTTTTGCGCTGCCGCCATTTCCATCGCCGTAGGGTGGGTCTACCACCGCGAGGTCAAACGCCTTATCCGGTAGCGTCCGCATATACTCCATGCAGTCTACGTTCAATGCAATTTGTTGTTTCACGCTTCACACCTCCCGTATAGCAAACCCGTACCTACTACGGAACAGCTTTGCTTTCATGGAAAACACCCTATACGCAGCGCTACTCGGATCTTTATACCCCTTCACGTCCTCCACCACCGGCAACCAGTACCGCTGGCCGTAGCTGTCAGGAGCCGTTCTGCGCTCGTACACGAAGTCCGCGATGTAGTCGATACTTTTCACCGGGTCGCCCTCAAACGTTATGTACGCCTCTTGCAAGCAGTACCGCACCTGTAATTTGAGGCCCCGTATCTCCCCGGCCTTTTGCAGCAGCATCAGCGCGTCGTAGCGCTCCGCCTCCTTCTTGCTGTCGAAGGTCAGCTTCCCGCGCTTCGTCTTCTGCGCCTTGTACTTCCCCGGCTTCCGCATCTTCTCCATAACCTGCTTCTGCGCCGCAGGACTAAGCCGCGCCAGGTCGTTACTCATCAGGCCCATTCAGTTTCCCTCTTTTCTCCAGCCCTCGTTTGTTCATCGTGTACTGCACCTCATGGACGATACGGTTTTCTCCGCACCGTTCGCACGTGCTGCCCAGCGTCCGCCGCCACATGGGGGCGAAGATGTACTCGTCCTCCATGTCCCGGATGCACTGGCCGCACAACTTCGCCGTGGCGATCTTCCAGATGCCGTTATCCATGCAGCACCGCCTTCGCCTCATCCCACGTTATGCCGTGTTCTCGTGCGTACCGTGAGATACGCCCCAGCCCGCCGTGGTCAACGTTGATATACCGCCGCATCCACGCCGCTTCCTTCTCGCTGCCACAGCTCACATTACCGGGCAGCACCTTTGCGCTTGCAAGCTCCGTGACGCGCTGTTTCACCTGCCCCACCACCGGGGGGAACCCTTTGCTGTCGGACGCGATAAACGCCTTTACAGCCGCCGCCACTGCGTTGTAGCTGTCCTCGGAAAACATATCTGTCCACAGTGCTACAACGCCCTCGGCGTCCCTGCGCGTCATGTCCTTGTAGAAGTTTGGGTACGTGGCTTTCAGCACCGCCATGATCTTCAACGTTTCGTCCCTTGTCATAGCCTATCCTCCAGCATCTCCAGGAACACGTTGCCGCTGCCCTTTTCCTGCGGGCGGCGCTCGTCTTTCCACCTGGTCTCCCAGCTCCGCACGGCGGCTTTCCAGTCCTTCATGTGGTTTTTCCCCACCATCCAGCCCTTTTGCTCATAAAAGGCTACAAAGCGCTCTGCGTTGACGTGATACCCCTGCGCCTGCACATAGGCGGACACATCATCAGCGGATGGCGGTGTGAAGCGCCCCGCGCGTGTATCACTCACACCGTTAGGTGGGAGTGAATTATCTTTGGTTTTGTCTTTGGTTTTGTCTTTGGTTTTGGTTTTGTCTTTGGTTTGGTACGCTTCGTATACGGTCGTATTCGTTCGTATACCATCGTATACGGTCGTACCATCCTGCCGTGCATATCGTTTTTCTATGTTGCGCCTGTTCTTTGCGCATCTCTCGTCATACGCTGCTTTCGCCCTGTTTATATCGTCCGCAATGAAATCAAATGCGATCGACTCCCGTCCCGTAAGTTCCTCCGTCTCTCCGGTCTCGCCATATTCCAGCAAAGCCCGTACAAGCCGACCTACCTCTTGATCTGAAAGTTTCTCTAATTTCTTGCGATAACTGTAATAAAAGGGAATGTACTCAAGAGCCACTATGCGCCACCTCTCACTCCTTCGGCATCGCGCCTATGACGTATACCCCGCGCTCTTTGTCCAGCTCATATTGCACAGTGTAGTCCGTAAGACCTTTTGCCACCAGCTTCGCGGGTATCTCCAGGTGATAACCCCACAGCACGCCGCAGTCCTCGCGCTTCTCGCCGAATTTGACAGCGCAGGCGGCGTAGTGGGCATCCACCATGTCGCCAAAAGCCTTAATGGCCTCGTCCGCCTCCGCCAGCCGTTCCCGCTGCCGCTGCACCACGTTCTGCAAATGCGTGTTCTGCCTGCGCAGCGCCTTGATCTCTTCCTGCATCTTGCCCATTCACGTCACCCCCTTAGAACGGCAGATCGCTGTCATCCTCGTCCATCTCCACGAACTGGCTCTTGCCGTCCGTCCGAGGAAACGTTCCATGCGCGTCCATGTCCTTCCGGCTGTCGCCAAAATACATATTGTCCGCCACGATCTCGGCGCTTCTGCGGTTGTTTCCGTTCTTGTCCTGCCAGTCACGCATCTGCAGCCGGCCATCCACCACCGCCATGCGGCCTTTGGTGAAATACTTGGAAGCAAACTCCGCCGTACCGCGCCACGCCACAATGTCGATGAAGTCCGTGTCCTTGGTCCCGTCTGCGTTCTTAAAGTCCCGGTCTACCGCCAGGGCAAAGCTGGCAACGGCGGTGCCGTTATTGGTGCGCCGCAGCTCGGGGTCCTTGGTCAATCTACCCATGACAAAAATCTTGTTCAGCATATCAAATCTCCTTATAAGTAACTTTTTCCAAATTCTCGCCGGAAGTCCTCTTCCGTCCATCCCTGCTCCTGCATGGCCTTTAGCTGTCCGTACCGCCGCAGCCTGCGCATTTGTTCGCCGCTGCGGTGTACTGCCGTCTTTCCGTTCCTGTGGCACCTGTTGCCGCACAGGTACACCACAAGGCCGTATTTTTCGCTTTTCTTGCGGTTGGCGCCGCCCAGCAGATGGTGCTTCTCCAATGGGTCGCCAGGGTCATTCCTGCCGCACAAAAAGCATCTCTTATTCTCCATGCGCTTCCTCCGTCCCGTCCCACTCGTATTCCGGGCAGCTGTGAATGGCGTAGCTGTGCATGATGCCCGCCTTGCGGCCTCCTTTTTTCTTCACCGTAGGCGTAGCGTCCCATCCGGGCGCCGGCTCCGGGTCTTTCCTCGACCAGCTGCAGTCGCCGTAGCACTTCTTGCACGTCCAGCAGGGCTGTATGTGCAGCTTGTTCATACGCTCACCTCTCCCCACCGGCTCACCAGCGCGTCCAGCTCTGCCGGCGTCAGCGTCTCAATACCTACCGCCTTACAATCCTCCACGACGGCATCTATCAGGCGCGACATCTGCTCCGTGTCGTAGGTACTGCTGCCGTACCATACTGTTACCGTCACGCAGCCCTTCAGCTTGCTGGGGAACGTCTCTGCCATCCAGCCGATCCCGTTCCGCTCCCATGCCCTGCAAAACGGCTCTGCCGCCTTTTCCCGCAGGCATAGCACCTCGCTCACGCCTACGATGTTCCGTATCTCCTGCCGGTACACCTCTTGCTTGGAGATGCCGTAGTGTGCCGCCAGCCTGTCCAGAAGTACCCAGCAATAGGCATTGGCATCCAGGCTACGGCCTTTGCCCTTGATGGTCACGTTGTACTCCTTGTCTGGCTTCATGGCGTCGCACACGTCCATAGCGGTCTGCGGCGACTTCACACGCAGCGCCAGCCATGCGCCATCACTGTCCTGCTGCCACCGTGCGCCATCGACTGTCACCTGCTGCATAATTCTTCCTCCTGCGGCCAATGCCCTGTTCGTAGGCATTTTGCCAAATACCTAAGACGAGGTAGGTAACACCCCTCGACCCAATCCGCGTCATAATCAACCTTGTGCTGTGTCAACCTGTTTTCGTCTATTGGCAGAAAAAAATTAAACAATTCGTCTTCTGTAACGCGGTATGCCACAATCCTGCAAAACTTTTTCTTTCGGAACAACCCGCATCCGCTGGCAAACATCTCCACCTGGCACTGCTGCCAATACGCTTTCGTAACTTTGAATACAGGTTTGCTATGCGTTTTCACTTCGGTAATGAGTTGTCTGCTTTCCCCGTCATAGTTCACGCGCAAACGTAGCGAACGAATGCGTATCTGCCTGTCTCGTGTTTTTACACGCAGCGCATCAAGTATCTTGTGCTCGTAAGCCGTGCCACACTGCATTGCCGGCGTAATAAGCCTGTCCTTCCTGACCCCCAGCTTCACCAGCCACCATCTTCGAAACGTATCTGTATTCCAGTTCCCCATGATGGTGGCGGTGTCGCTTGCGCCAAACCACCCGCTTCTGTCGTGGTTTCGTATCATAGCTTACTCACAGCCTTTTCAAGCTTGTCCAGACTTGCAAAATAGCCCATCATCTTTGCAAGCTGTTTATCGTTAATGTCAAGTCCCCGAAGCAGGTCGCTGTGGTCAAGCCCGTTTCGTTCTTTCATGGTGATTAGCCTTTCCAGTCTCTCCTTTATGGCAAAGATACTGTGACGGCTCAAATCGTCCTCACCATCGTCTCCGTCACCTTCTGCCCAGAGGTCAAACCCAAGGCCGGTACGCACGGCAACACCCTTAACGAAAGCTCTCGCAAGCGCGTTGTTTATGCGGAGTTGGTTCAGCGTGTCCTCATATACCACAAGAGATCCGTTCAAGAGGGGCATGTCGTAGGAAAACTCCAAATCGTCAATGTGGATTTCAACAGACACAAACCAGCATTCTGTAATCCTTCCTTTACTGGTAGTAATTTTGGCCTGCGGCCACAGGTATGTATTCGTTTCCGGGCACCTCCGAGGGGCATACCACACGCTGGATGCTCCGTTTTCGTGGAGCAACTTGGCGCACTTTGCCCAGCTCAAATAAGGGACCTTAATAACATTGCCCTTCTCGTCCTTTGCGTCGCGTAAATCGCAAAACGGCTTTACATCCACCTGTATCAACTCGTCAAAAGATTTCAGCATTATTCTTCCGCCTTTCCCACATACTCACTGCCGCAATACGGGCATTGGTATTCTGTCATTTCCTCACCGAACTCACCGTCCGGGTACTGTTTGTAGGTACACATAGCCGGGTCTTCAAACTCCGCACCACAATCATCACAGATGTACAAAACGCCGGTGTCTATGCGCTCCCATCTTTTCTTTTTAACTCGCATCATACCGGCCTCCCAGCCGCTTTCAGCACTTCCCGCATAGGTTTCCGCGCCTTGAGGATAGACTTAGCCCGCGCCGTCTCCCGCCTGTATTGCCGCCACAGGTCGCTCAGCTCGTCGCTCTGGTAATATCCGTCCCCGTCGTTGCAGATCATCAAGCCCTGCTTCTTTGCCTCGGCAACCGCCTTTCGCATCTTGCGGTCCGTGGTGTGCAGCGCCGCCGCCAGGTCTTCCCGGCTGATGGCGTTCCTGCGTCCCTTGGGGATCAGCCCGGCGATCCGCTCTGTCTCCGCCGTCCGCATGGGCATCTCCGCTTTCTCGTCCTCGCCGAACAGATACGCCCTGCTGGCCCGCAGCGCCGCCTCCAGCGCCTCCGTGACTTCCTCCGTGGGCAGGCACACGCCGTTTTCAAAACGGCTTACCATGCTCACGTCCATCCGCGGGTCTGCCAGCTTCAGAATGCCGCTGACCGCCTCCTGCGTCAGACCCAGCTCCAGCCGCCTCTCCTTCAATCGGTTCATCCCTGTACCTCCACCCATTGGCCGTTCTTAACGGTGTACCACACGCCGGGTTTCAGCGTTTCACCATCCACGATGCCAGAAAGGATGGCGGCGATATCTCCATTATCACTACGCTCTACGCAGACAATAGCGTTGCCGATATCGCCCATAACGCGGCCAAAAAATCCGGTTGTCATAGCCACACAGTATTTGCCGGTGGCGGATGCTGCGCCACTCCAGCCGGTGGCGGATGCTGCGCCACTCCAGCCGGTGGCGGATGCTGCGCCACTCCAGCCGGTGGC